TCTATTCTCAATATTCCAATTCTTATTTGCATGGTACGTGGAGGTTCGGTCCTGGTATTGCGAATTTCTTTATGCTTCCTACATTTTCACGAGACCCTGGAGGTTTCCACTTTTCTGATGCTCCTATACGATCTGGTGTTGACCTTAGGCCTTTTCTGGCAAGGTACTCAAAGGAGGATGATGCGTTTTTCGAAACTTTATATCAAGAAGCTCTAGTAGTTGTTCCGGCTCATGGAACTAAAATTTGGGTTCAAGAGGTTGCCAGCCACGAAGTGGACACCTTTTCAGGAACTCAAGGTTTGACTGCTGAGGTGGCCATAGTGGAAATTGATGCTGTCGCTTTGAGTTGGGGGGATGTCAAGGTCTTGTACACTGTTCTCACAAGGGCAAAAGATGTTATCATTGTATCTAAGTTTGTCGGAGACACCCAGTCAATGGGTCGTCTTTCTGCTCATCCTCTTCTTTCTCGTCTGTATCATTACAAGTCTCGTTATCGGATTGGAAAACCTGTTCGCATCACTGAAGAGTCTTATTTCAATATTAAAACCTACAATATACGTCTTCCGGAAACAATTAAGCATTATTTGGCTGGTCCACCGGAGAAGTTGGTCAATTGGACGTTTGTCAAGAGAGTGTTCCCGGATAGCCTGTTGGAGAATTGGCTTGATCCGGACTCTCAGGCAGTAAGAGGAGGTTTCACCTTCTTTTCACGAGAGATGCCTGGAGTGAAAGATGCTTACCAGTTTCTAACCAATCTTAGTAATGTTGAGGAACCTGGGGAACGTTTAGAATTGTTTCGTGAAAGCGTTTGCAGAGAATACAATGCTAGGACTCACTTGGCACCTGTCAATATAGAGTCAGTTAAAGAGAGCATTCACTCGCAAATAGTTCATGAACATTTCAGAGAGTTAACGGATGGGAAACTTTGGTCGGAGCAATTCTTAGATACCGTAAAGCACAGAATTGATGCGGGGGAAGTTCGACGTGGTTTGATGTCTCGATTTCGAGGTGGTAAACGCTCCAGAAGCATGGATGTGAACAAGTATTTGAGTTCTCTTACAGACCGTCAAAATCCTTTGAAATTTGTTCCAAAATATTTCTTATTTGGTGCAAATCAGACACCCAAAGATCTAGTGTCTTTTAGTGCCATGTTAGCCACTCGGGTCCGCAGAGCAACTTATCTCGAAAATCTTCGAGATTATCATGCGAACGCTGAGTATGGCGAATTTCTTTGGAAGAATTTCAAGGATTACATGCGCTTTCCTGACTCTATGCCGAAAGTTACGAATTTGGAAATGGAGTTGGCCGTCGCGGAATTTGAGGAGAGACGTTCTCATCGATCAGAAGCTATGAAGAAGATGAGCTTACCAAGATCTGAACCTGAATTTGGCTCGCATATAGGTGGGAAACAACAATGGAAATTGAAATCTCGAGAGCCAGAAATGGCAAAGGCACTACAAGCTATTTTCACAAGGAGTGATGATTACTTGTTCAAATTTGGACCTGTGGGCATTCTTATGTTGAAAAAGTGGATGAATCTGTGTCCCTCGAATTTCTATATCCATGCCAAGCGTAGTCAGCAAGATCTTGTTGATTGGGTTGCAATTCATGATCCCAAAATAGGGTACGAGGAGTTGGACATGACAAAATTCGACCAATCTGTGCGGGGTGGAGCCGTATATTTCTTCGCAAAGTTCATGCAATATTTGGGCTTCGATCAATCTCTAGTGGATGACTATCTTGAGGACAAATTTGACTGCCAAACGAGATCCTTACACATAGGTTTGATGACTTTGAGTGGTGAGATCTTTACGTTTCTCATAAATACGGCTTTTGAGGTAGCTAGGGAGGTAAGTAAATTCCATATTTTGCCGGGAGATCCAATGATGGCTGCTGGAGATGATCTGTTGAGGATGCATGAGCGAGCGATCAGACCTGAATGGGGCGCTTTTGAATCTTACGACACATGTGTGGAGAAGAGGTCCCGATCGTCAAAAGGTAGTTTCTGTTCATTTAATGTAGTCAATGGGCTAGTTTATAAAGATCCCCGAATTCTCTTATGCCGTTTACTCGGCCAAATTGAAAGGGGAAACTCTAGCAACGTTTTGGATGGATACTTCATCCATTTCGCCACTGCCTACGTTTTGAAGGATTCTGCTTATAATGTTCTGAGTGAAGATGATCTTGAGTGCCTAAAGGTTCTGTCAGATATTTTTT